TCCAACAACAAGAAGCTGCTGACGCCGCTAATCGTACAGCCTCTAAAGGCGGTTATTTAAATTCGCCCCGTGCACTCGCTGAATTACAAGCGAAATCCCAAGGCATAGCTGATACAACTTTCGATAGATATAAAGGTCAACTAGCTGATTCATTTAGAAGTTATCAAAATAGATTAGCACAATTAGCTGGATTAGGTGCTGGAATAGCAGGCCAAGAATCAAGTCAAGCAGTTAATACAGGTGTAAATTTAGGCAATATCAGCACTCGATTAGGAGAAAATATTGCGGATGTATATACAGGTATAGGCTCAACTCAAGCTAATTCTGCCTTATCAGCTGGACAAGCCAGAGCCTCTAGTTATTTAGCGGAAGGTGCACAACAAAATCAAATGTTTGGTAATATTCAGAATATTGGTAGTATGCTTAACAAATTCGGATTTGGAGGATAAGAAATGGTTGCTCAACCAAATATTAATTGGGGAATTTTAGATTCAAGCGGTATTGCTAAAGCTAGAACTTATGATGTAGGTTCTACGTTAGATCAAATCTCAAATAGAGAAGGAAAAGATGCTGAAACCGAATCAAAGCAACAAGAAACAGCTTATAATGAATTAGCCAATCCATTGCGTCTTGAAAAAATGGGTCAAGAAAATAACCTTGCAAAAGATATGAATCCATTAAAGATTCAATCTGAGCAACAAGATGTACAAGAAAAAACATTAAAAAATGCAATGACCGAATCATCTTTTATTGGTGGTGTTGTTAATCATATCACCAGCGAGCAAGATCCTGCTAAACAAAAAGCCTTATATCAGTCGTGGTATGATTCTTTTGAATCAAAAGGTATTCCGTTGTCTAAACAAGGTTTTTCAAGGGATTATACCGAAGAAGACCAGCGTAAAATGTATATCGCCGGATTACAAGCCGCAGATGATTTAGGTACTAAGAATTCCCAAAATCAACCAGCATCTGTTAAAGAATGGCAAGCAGCTAAACGTTCTGATCCTGCTAGATATGGAAATGTTACATATCCAGAATGGTTAGATCAACAAGCCGATCGTTCTGCAGATAAAATAACTACTCGTATTGATGCGCAAAAAGAAAAAGAACGAACCGTTGCCTGGTTAAAAGCAGCGGATGAACGCGGAATTGAAGCACAAAATACTTTAAATAATATTCAATTAATGAAAGAATTTAGAAGTGATGTAGAGCGAGGTGCTTTAGCTCCTGCTATGTTAATAGCACAACGTATTGGTGGTGTGTTTAGCGAAGAAGCCGCTAAGGCCGCAGGTAATAAAGAAGCTTTAAAAGCTCTCGGTATTCAACAAACATTAGTAATGGCTCAAAAACTAAAACCTACTTCTGATACTGATATTAAATATAGTGAACAAGCCGCCGCGACATTAGGCAAAACAGAAGCCGGTGCACGAATTTTAGAAGAAATGGCCGGAACGGTAGCTACTAGAGAACGTCAAAAACGTGATTTCGTTGATGCTTATGATAAGAAACACGGCACTATAACTGGTGCTGAAATGCAGTTTGATAAACTGACACAAGATATACCATTACTGGTTAAGGATAAAACAGGTGCCTTGGTTTTAAATCCTAATGCTAAAACGTTATCTGATAAATTTGGTGATTATCTCGAAAAACCAATAATGTATAAAGGAGATGAGAAATTTACTGCGGCTGGCGGAAAAGATTATACTTATTCTCAAATACTTAAAATAGCAGAAAAACAACAACGTAGTGCTGACAGTGTTCTTAAAGACCCTACTTATGGATTTAAACCATCTACCCCAGCTGGTCAAGTTGAGGCAGTTAAATCTGTTGTTCCTACCTCGTCCAATAATCAAGTTCAATCTGCTACTAAAGTCGCTGAACAAGGTGGTACGCATATGGACATTGCTACTCGTATGATTGGTTCTAGCGAAACGAAAGATAAAACTGTATTAGCTGGATTCTTTAAAAATACTTTAGGTCAAGATATTGATCCGACCACTGTACCTTGGTGTGCTGCATTTGTAAATGGCGTATTAAAAACTACAGGACAAGCAGGTACAGGTTCTCTCGCAGCAAGATCATTTTTAAATTATGGAGAAAGTACTACTAATCCTAAACAAGGGGATATTGTCGTTTTATCAAGAGGTGGAGACTCTTCTAAAGGCCATGTAGGATTCTTTGCAGGTTATGATGAAAATGGTAATGTAAAAGTCTTAGGTGGAAATCAAGATAATAGTGTTAAAATTAAATCCTACTCAGCAGATAAAGTCTTAGCCTTTAGAACTTCTGATAAGACGGATGCTCCTAAAGAATTCTTAAACTCCCAATATACCCAAGTTGCTGCATTAGGCGCACCGCTTCCTGGTTCTTTAAAACCAGAAGTTAATCAATTAGAGTTAATTAAGAAATTTGAAGGTTTCTATGCTAAACCATATTGGGATGTGAATGCTCATAGGATAGGTTATGGTTCCGATACAATCACACGATCTGATGGTTCTATTGTTAAAGTTAAACCCGGTATGAGAGTATCTAAAGAAGATGCAGAAAGGGATCTAGTTAGACGCACAGCCATCTTTGAAAAAGAAGCCGCTGAAACAGTTGGAAAAGATAAATGGGAAGCTTTGCATGATGGTGCCCAAGCTGCATTAACTTCCGTTGCGTATAACTACGGCTCCTTACCTAAAACCGTCGTATCTGCTGTTAAAACAGGTGATTTAACGGAGATTAGTAAAGCTGTTAGAAATCTAGGGGGACATAACAGAGGAATTAATAAATCAAGACGTAATAAAGAAGCAGATTTGATTATAGGTAAAGAAGCTCCTGCACGAATGGTTGCTAGTAATCGATATGCACTAAATGATTCTGACGAAGTTATGGGTAATGAAAATAGATTTCTCCCTCCCGTTACTGAAATTCCTAGTACGCCTAAAGATCAACCTCGCTTAATCCCTAATCCCGAGACAATATCGGATAAAGCACAACAAGCTCGAGAACAGGATGGTTCAGTATTGACTCGACTTAATCCATCCAAATTAAAACGAAGAGCATCTGTATTATCGAGGATTGGATAATGAGAGCAATTGATGTAGCTAAAACTATGTTAGGTTGGCATGAATTAGACAAACGTCAATCTTTAAAGTTATTCTTTAAAAAAGCTAAGATTGTATTAGATCCTTTTACTACCCCTTGGTGTGCGGCGTTTGTAAACGCTTGTCTAGCCGCAGTTAATCTTAAAGGCACTGGTTTAGTTAATGCGAGATCATTTTTAACCTGGGGTATTAAAGTCGACGAAGATGAGGCAGAAGAAGGAGATGTCATAATCTTTACCAGAGGCGGTAGCACTTGGCAAGGTCATGTGGCATTCTTCGTAGAATGGGAGGATGATAGAGGCTTAGTTAAAGTCTTAGGTGGTAATCAATCTGATAAAGTATGTTATGCATTCTATGCCCAAGATAGAATATTAGGAATTCGTAGGAAATAAAATGAAAGAATTAGATGATCTATTAAATGAACCAAACCCACAAGTTGCGGTTCCTGTAGATATTGAAAATGATCCTAGATTTAATAATCCACCGCCTGCTATGCCGCCTGCTCCTGAACCTAAACGTGGCGTAATGGAAGCTGGTCTTGATGGCTTTAATAAAATATTAGCTACACCTGCTGAGAAACTTGTGTCCTATATTGGTGGAGAAACCGACGCAGTACAACAAGTTATGGCGCGAAATGAAGAAGATAGGGCTAAATCTAAAGCTGATCAACCATTAGCTTATGGAGTTGGAGAAACAGCCGGTGCTATAGCAGGAACATTACCATTAGCTCCTATAGGTGGTTCGGCCTTAGGATTAGGAAATGTAGCAGGCAAAGCCGCTCAAATCGGTGCTAAAGTAGCAACCTACGGCACGCAAATGGGTGCTCAAGGTGCTATTGCCGGTGGATTATATGGAGATAAAGATGAATCGGTACTAGAAAATGCAGCGGAAGGTGCGGCAATAATGATCGCAGCGGGCGCGGCTTTAGGTGGAGCTTATCTAACAGGAAAAGGTTTAGGAGCAGTTTTAAATGGCGCGCGGATTGCCTTAAGTAGACCAGAAACATTAGCAGCTGATGCAATCAATAAAACAATAGCAACTATGGGTAAAGACTTTGTAAATGCAACTCCGAAGCAATTCTTTGATATAACTAAAGCGTCTTTTGAAAAAGCTAAAGGAATTAAAGATACCTTATATCAAACTCGAGATGACATTGCTGATCGTTTAGGCATTTTTGTATCACATAATGGTGATGATTTAAGTTTTAGTCAGGCCAAACAACAATTATCAGGTTTAAATAAATCCTTATCAAGTACTAAAGCAGGTTCCCCTCGGTATTTTGATTTACAAGATAAAGTAGCAGATTTAAGTAAATCTATTGATGATTCTTTAAAAAAATCTTATGATCTAGAAGGTTTTCAATCACTTAAAAAGGCTTCTGATGAGGCTGATTTATATTTTAAAGAAACATTTAATCCTATTCAACAGACTGGTATCGGAAAAACCTTAAACACTAAACGAAAGATTTCCGGCACAGAAGCAAATGAAGCTGTTGTAAAAGCTGCCAATGATGCTATTGATGTTCAATTTTTAACTAATTTTGTCAAAGGCGTTGCTAAATCTGATCCTAATTATGTCAATGCGTTTACGCATATGCCTGAAAAGAATATAGAAATGCTAGGTACTTTTTTATTGAAAGATACGTTATCTGAGGCAACAGTCGGTGGGACTTTCAATCCTACTAAATGGCAAACAGCTATTACAGGATTAATGGAAAAACAACCTGCGATGTTTAACTCGATTAAAGGGGCAATGAATAATCTTAAAGGTATTAATGAAGTAGCAGGATCGTTAATTCAAGCTAACAAAGCCGTCAATGTGCACGGAGCCGCAGGTGCATTAGACTTAGCTGCTGTTGCTGGCGGAACCGCATTTGCATTTATGGCGAATCCAGGTATTGGGATGAGTGTAGCCGCTGTATCTGCTATCCCAAGAACCGCACATTTATATGCTGCTGGTAAGTTAATGAGTAATCCAGCTGCACAAGCGTTATTAAAGACTAGACACCAAATGGGAGAAACAGCTTCAGGTGTAGTAAAAGAAGTGTTAGATAAACAAATAGCAAATAAGTATCTTAATTTAATTAAACAATATACTACTGGTTGGGAAAACTTTACAAAAACCGCAAGTAGAACAGGCGCAGGATTAGGTAGTTAATATGGCACAATTATTCACAGGCGTAACCCCTCAATTCTTTGATAATAATGGTAATCCGTTAAATGCAGGAACACTCACTTTTTATCAAGCAGGTACTACTACTCTTATTAGTATTTATACTGATAGTGGTTTAGGCACTACAATCTCAAATCCCTGTACATTAGATTCTAGTGGTTATCCGACTACTAATGGTACTACTATTACAGATATTTATGTAACTGTCAGATATAAAGTTGTTGTAAAGAATTCCGCAGGCACTACATTAAGAACCGTCGATAATATTGTTCCTGGTCATATTGGTACGATCTATGATACTAATGGGAATGAAGTATTAATTCTAACAGGAGTAGCTTCTGCTGTTAATGAAATAACGATCACTAATGCAGCAACCGCCGCCGCCCCTAGTATTGCCGCTACAGGTGACAATACGAATATAGCATTAACTGTCAAAGGTAAAGGTACTGGCGCATTGAATCTAGGTCAAGCCACATCCGTGGGTATAGATTTAGTAGCTGATCAACCAATCAGAGATTCTAGTGCAAATGAACTAATCAAATTTACTAAAGTAGCGGCAGCAGTTAACGAAGTAACAGTAAGTAATAATAGTACTGGTCTTGCTCCAATCGTACGTGCTTCTGGTGAAAGTAATACAGGACTGACATTATCTGATAGCAATAGTAATGAAGTTCTAAAACTTACTAGTACGGCGGCAGCAGTTAACGAAGTAACAGTAAGTAATAATAGTACAGGATTAGCACCTATTGTTCGAGCTTCCGGAGAAGCGAATATAGGCATGACTTTAAGTGATAGTAACAGCAATGAGATCCTGAAGCTAACATCGACTGCGACTGCTGTAAATGAACTTACGGTGATAAATAACTCCACTGGAGCTGCTCCTAGACTTGAAGCGTCCGGAGAAACAAACGTTGATTTAGATTTACGAGCAAAAGGAACCGGAGCTGTTAAGATCTTAGGCACGGCCGACACAGCGGCTGAATTACGTCTATCCGAAGATACAGATAATGGAGTTAATTACATAGGTTTAAAAGCCCCGTCCTCTATTGCAAGTAATGTTACGTTTACATTACCGAGTACTGATGCGACAGTATCTGGCCAAGTCGTTAAATCTAACGCAGCAGGTACTTTATCTTTTGGTTATACGGGTGCAACTCTAATCGGCTCGGTTCAAATTGCTTCAGCCAGTGCCTCTATTGATTTTACGTCAATTGCTAATAGCTCCTTTAATTCCTATGTTTTAGTAGGAGATCGTATAGTTCCAGGAACTGATAATGTTAATTTATTAGTACGAATTTCCGTAGCTGGGACTTTCCAAGCTACTAACTATGTTGATCAATCCCATAGATGGACAGCCGCTGCTGCTGGACAAAGTGGTAGTACTACAGATACGGGGTTTGTTATTAATAGTACAGCTGAAACAATAGGTACTGGTGCAGCAGAAGAATTAAACTTTGAATTTATTTTAGGAAATTGTGCACAAGCAACAACTACTAAACGTGCAATGTGGAGAAGTATTTATCAAAGTTCAGGAGATGTCGAAATTGGTTTAGTAGGTGGGGGCAGAACTGCTACAACTAGTGCGGTAGATGGTATCCGATTGACATGTGATTCTGGAACTCTTGCAAGCGGTACTGTGGCTTTATATGGCTTATCAAATACTTAAGAGGTTCGTATGTTAACAAAAATTGTAAATGGAGTAGTTGTACAATTAACGCCTGAAGAAGAGACCGCACAACTAGCCGAATGGGCGGCTGCTAGAGTACTTATTGATTCACAGGAATGGTTGCGAAATAGAATTCGAGCTTATCCTCCAATAGGTGAACAGTTTGATAAGATTTTTCATGAGGGTCTTGATGGCTGGAAAGCAGATATTCAAGCTATTAAAGATCTTTATCCCAAACCTGAGTAATATATGAAAGCAATCGTTTTTAGTATTTTACTTTTTATAGGTCTATTATTGGCAGGTACTGTGGCCTCAGCTAATACCTCTGCCTGTAATCTCACTTTACCGACTAAATTCCAACGTAATTATAGTCCTGAATGGGATGCTGTGATTCATGCTATCAATGTATGTAAGGCGAAACAACTAACAATATATAGTACTGGTACTGGCGGATTAGTCAGCATGGGCAGAACATTTATAGATTCAGTTGAAAATTTTAAAGCTCAGGGACATAAACAAGTTATATTTATATTAAAAGATGGAAATTATAGTATGCATGCAATTGCCGCTTGTTCAGCGGATAAGTGGATTATGAGACCAGGTGCATTCATGATGTTTCATATGATTAGAGATAGCTTTACTGGAGCAGCGTATATAGACGATACCAAAGCCTTTTTACGCTACTGTGGAGATTATGTCGATCAATATATTTGGGATCATGTCTTAGCAGGAGAAGACGTATACGTTACTTATGATTAAGCTCATCAATACGTTCTTTAGAAGCCTTAGCCTGTGCTAGGAAAGGAAATAGATTAATAATAATCGCCATATTTAATACTAACAAATCAAACACTGTGGCAATTTCCATCAAATAACCTAAAGTAATCGTACTCTTAAGGTAGAAAGGTAGTAATACGATATAAGGTAAAGCCAACATTATAGCTGTTTGAGTTTTATTAAAAATACCATATGATAGCCGCACATTAGCGGCTTTTTTATTGCTCAAAAGAACTTCAGGTAATAATCCAAATCCTAGGTTATTAATATCTAATCTAAATTGTGCTTCATTCTGTTGCATAGTCTTTTCAGTCTTGACGAGTCGTGGTTTAAACAGATAGGCAATGGCCACAAAGAGTAGACTATATAGGATAGCTGATCCTATAAGAATATACTCAGTATGATGAGTTATTAATAGATAGACTACAATTAACCCCGAAATAGCATATTCTGTATAGACGGAGATACTATTCTGTAAATAAAGCTTAATATCCTCTTGTATACGCTGCGCAAAGTTACTAATAGAGGTGTAGGTAGGGGGTATAGAATTAAACGTCGTGGTGAGCTTTAAACGGCGTTCTAAGGCATATCGTATAATTGAATAAGGTTTAAAGGTCTGAAATAGCTCTAAAACGAAGATATTACCGAAATAATAAGCTAATCCTATCCAAATAAGGGTGGAATTATGGGCTTCGATAAGATTAAAGAAATACCCCTTAGAGTGAGGTATTAGGCAGGTTAGTCCAACTTCTATAATAATAGAACCAATGAGCAGAAGTACCCACACGCTATTCTCCCGTATAAGTTGTGCCCGGGCTAAACGTCAGAACCCATTGATAAGTTTTACCAGGCACAGGTTTTTCATCTAATTTATGGCCTAATCTAAACCGTACGCACTTATTGACCCCTTGTATTGTATATTTCCAAATAAAATAATAACTATAAGCTGTAATATGTGCACGAGGATTTAAAAGAGTACAATGCCAATAATGCTGATATTCAATATATTGAAAACCTTCTCGTAACCCATCTCCAACTGGAGAACCTATAACAACTGCTGAATCTCTAACATGCGGCCAATCTTTTTTACCTCTGCCTCCATACGAAACATATGTAGGAAGAGTCCAACTTGGACATGTATAACCTAAATATGTATATTGAAACATATTTAATGGGTTTCTAAAGAACAACCAATTATATAACTCCCATTGTTCTCCGGGATATTCATCATGATAATTATTATACCAATTTAACCATTTAGGCAAGGCACCTTTATGTAAAGGAGTAAAGAATAAATATAACCCACCAATGACTGCACCTATTAATTCTAAAGGCAGTAATACTAGTAGATAAATACTAAGATGTTTTACTAACCGTAATAGAAATAGGCACATATAATGACCTCTAGCGTTTATCTAATACTTCAGCAGGAATAACAACTGTAAATCCTGCTTTAATGGCCGCCTTTTCTTCAGCAGATACTTTAATAAAAGAATCAATTAACTTTTCTAAGTTCCACATATGATTAGAAATCATTTTTTTACAGACAGCGTCTGCTGTTTCTGCTCGATCCATTCCTTTTTGATCCGCACAATTAACATTCATTGCGCTACTAGTATGAAACATTAAATATGTAAAAGGTCTCATGATTAATTCATCACCTGATACAGCCAAGAAAGCAGCTCCAGAATAACTAGGACGTTCTACAATCATAACAGTATGGGCTTTCGTAGCTTTCACAGTATTAATAAGACCTAATACCATATCAACACCGCCACCGTCTCCCGCAATATGAAATCGAACAGTATCTAAAACCGAGGCATTATTGACTAATTGTTTGATACTAACGAGACTCATTTCATGATTAAATACTACCGGTATATATACATCATAGATATTCGCAATACCGAATACGCCCATATGAGTTTCAATAATAGGCTCATTTACCATTTGTTTAGGTAAATGAAGGTTATGCTGTAAATTAATATCAATACGCCCAGAGATTAATACTAGACCTAAGATAATAGCAGCAATAGGCAATACCCATTTCGATAGACTCATTTTATTCCTGTGGAGCTGAGATTAGATTAAATTCAGGATGAAAAGAACGTGGTAAAGAGACTGATACAAAGATTGCCCCTACCACTACAGTTACATACAATATAAACCATGCTGCTGTTTTCATGTTATTTATCTCCTAATGTTTTTACCAGGGCTTCGCCTGCACTTAGTGCTATAATTATTATAAGAGTAAATATAGTTAATCCAATCCAAGGCGTTGTAATATATGTTCCTATTAGGAAAAGTAACCCTACGAATCCTGCTAAACATACGCCCCCTAGACTTAAAACACAAAATGTTTGTAGAAATGTTTTCATATTACTCTCCTTTAAAATAAAAACCCATTAGACTTATCTTTTTGTTTTTGTAAATCTCCTCTAAACTGTTGTATTTCTTTAGTCAAAGTCTTTAGTGTAGTATTTAATTCAAGTAATGCTTCACCTAAGGGCGTCAAGGCATGAGAAGGTTTGTTACTATTAAAGTTATATGTATTCATTGCAATCTCCTATTTAGTTAACCACTTTCGCTCAGCACTACCTAATAAATAAAAATTAATCCAATTAATTAAAGGAAAACTTAAACCAACCCATCTACGTTTAGCTCTCTTTAATCTAAATCTTAATTGATTTCTAGTTTTATGATTCTCATATTCACATCTTTTTTCAACCCATTTATGGCTTAAAATTAAATCTATGTACCCTAACTTTAAATCAGTATCATTTAACCGCGTGGCTAGTACTCTATTACAATCTGGACAGTTCGCAGTTTTCATAGATTTGCCAATTCTCTTAATTTATCTAATGTAGATTCAAATTCATAAAAATCATTAATCAATGTTCCTAATCTAGCCTTAATATTCTTCTTCTCAACAGGAGATATTTTACCATCATTAGTCAAATAATCAAGTACTTGATCGGCAACTTCCCATTGTTCTATTGTTGAATTTCTTGTACTCATTATGATTTATCCAGATTAATGGCTATTAACATTAAGACGGCTACCAATATAATAACTACTTCAATCATCCAGTTCTCCTAAAGAGACCCAACCAGTCTCGTAAAGTGTGCCAGTTTCGTTTTTGAATCAATAATCGATTATCACATTCTATTTGTGTATGTGCCTCAAATTGTTTCCGAAAATATTCACACAAAGGCACAGGATCAAACGCTTTACGTTCATAAACCATTGGTTGTTTACATATCACACAAATATACATTAAGTAACCTCATGCATTTGCTTATGTAATCTAATTAATTCATCCCAAGAATCAGTAGTCCACATCTTAGCTAATAAATCTGTATACACTTTACCACCACGTTGAATAGGTGTTGAGCGTTTAAACGTGCTAAAAGGTATATGTCCAGCAGCCAAAGCTAATTGTATCTCTCGATCTCTGGAAGTCATTATATTCTCCTACTATCTATCCACGTATGGCCTCTAGGGCTAACAATATTGTTTCTGCTCTTAAAGTCATCTTATTTCTCCTGTACTAACACTTTACAATGTTCAGAAACTTCTAGTGTCCCAGTATATTGCATAGTCACCCTGCCCAAAGAGCCACAATAAATAACTGCTTGTTTTGTCGCAGGTGTTGAATATATGACGATACCCATTATACTGGCTAGAAACAAACAGCCAGCGAATACCCATAGCACCTCCTTCGTATCAGATTTCATTATATTCTCCTATTATCTACCCATGTATGACTACAATTAATACATTTGAACATAGCTTTATTATAGATGGTGGTAGGTACAATGTCAAATTTACGTGTACGTTTTACAGCACATTTTGGACAAAATTCCCTAATATCCTTCACTTTATCAGCAGGAAACACTAATCTAGCTAAAGATACAGGTAATCTAGGGTAATGAGGGAGTTCTCTCCAAAACATGGTTCTAAGGTCAGGAACGTCTTTACAGCCATATTTAATCATCTTTTCTAATGCACCGGGGACTTTCTTAACAACATTAATCCAATCTTGCATTTTCATCGGTATTTTACCACCAACACCATACACCTTTGATTTATAATCTAATTTATGACAAGCAGGTTTAAATGCAGATTTAGAGAGTTGATAAGTATCTAATATTTGTACATTCTTTAAGGGCGGTAATTGATGGACATTCATACGCCATCTTAAGACTTTATGATCGAATTCCCTACCATTCTGACTAATAGCAATCTTAGCAGTGTCTAGGACTTTCGAGAAATCTTTAAGCATGGTTTTATCATCTTGATTCTCATCCCAAGTTAAATACGATACATGTTTATCCCCTTCAAACATCCATTGTATTGTAATAACCTTCGATTCTTTTTCTATTTGCTCATGACCAATGTGATTCTCACCCAAAGAGAAGCCCCATAACAACATAGGACTAGTTTCAATATCCCAAAATAATAAGGATTTATCCTTTTTTAGTTGTTTTTGTATATTTTTAAATACATTAGTCATTAGTCTATCCTAGTTATGATACGTTTTAATAGAAAGAATCTTATATCCTAATCCAGTATATTCTTTTTCTGCCTCTTGTAATTTAGTACCATTATAAAAATGTCTATAAAAAATACAATTATATAAACATTTTCTAATTTCTTGTTTCTTTATGACTTTCATAATAAAACTAGTCATCTTTTGATACCTTTTTCAGTAGTTCAAATAAGTCGTGTGCCCGTAATACTGCCAAAGGCTCCTGATTGTTACGTTTCATAAACAGTAATGGTTTATATTGATTACTATTACTTATCGTCTGTTCCCAACATTGCCATATACTTGTTCTTTCTACATTCTTACATTCTATATCAAATGGCATAAACTTTCTAGCAGCAGGACTTAATAATATATCTACTCCAGAGGCTCCCATGCTAGTACTTCTTACATCATCAGGCATTAGCGGAAAATTAGCAATAATTAGATCCCTTATCTGTTTTTGAAAGTTTCTTCCTTTTTGTTTAGCTGATGATGGTTTCATTATTATCTCATGTTCGTATAAGTATACCAGCAGTACGTCTGAGGTTCCATTCTAAACCGTGATGGGGCTTGTTTAACCTAAAGATACCCCATGTTCTCGAGGGTATAATCCATTTATAATGAAAATTCCATTGAGAATGAAACCAAAACTTTTTCGTAGATATATTTAATACCCAACCGCATGGCCAATGTACTCTATCGCGATCTTGAACTTTAAAACATTTAATTTTCATTAGTGTCTCATTACTGGTTTATTAGGGTTATGTTTTTGTACTGAATCCACTACTACAGATATAATTGCTTGTTCTAATATACGATAATCCCCTTCAACTCTAGCTAATCGTTTTCGTAAAAAGAAATTATCAATACTGAGGACACCTATACTAATCCATATTAAAAGTAATAATAAAGTATCCATTATTGAGGCTCCTCTACATCCTGATTTCTATTATCTTGTTCAGGTGGAAAGCATCTATTACACGCACAATTATTCGTTAATAATCTAGCTCTACCTTCAGTATCTAATTTTGCTTGTTCTACATTACCAAAATTATCACGTTCCAGTAATTCTACATGAATTTGAGCACTTAAGTCCTCTAGTTCAGCAGTAGTAAATGTATTCAATTTCAAATTACTTAGAAATGCCATAATTCCCCCTCATGTCTTCGAATCCATAGTAACTGCCCTATCTCCAATAATCGTCTATCCGCATCTTCTTTAAATTTAGTATAGTACATACCTTTAACTATATCAAGCAATTCTTTTTCAGTTTTAGCGTCTTTTAACAGATTCGCGGCTCTTTTTTTACCAATTCCGCGGATTCCGGGAATATTATCTGCATTATCCCCTATAAGTAGTTGATTACAAAAGTTTTTATATCCTTCAAATTCTGTAATAAACTCTCTATCCCCTGTAACTATGTTAAAATGACAGCCTGGGATCATTTTTAGGTCTTTATCAATCGAACAAATGATGGTTTTTAGAGCATATTCTAAATAACAATCATTTCGATAATTTTCAGGCTCATCTCTTGCTTCTGCAAAGTCTTTATATTGTTCTATACCTAATGCATCATCCGCTTCTTGACCGTATATGACTTCTGCCTTATATTTTGTTACTAAATACTCACGTAAAGCCTCATAATGCTCCGGTTTAGATGCCCTACCGGCCTTATACCCCAGACCCGCCCTACCAGGTGTTTTGGCGATTTTAAAGCGATAATTAGACTTATCATTTGCTGTAAGAAACAACCTCATTTCAGAAGGAGTTACAGAATTCTTAATGAATTGCACTATTTTATCTACATATTGTTTAGCAAACGCAACTGGCTGAACTAATAATTCACTTATTAATTCAGACTCAGGAGCATTCTTAACTTTAAAAGCTATTACGTCAGCTTTTTTAGTGTGTAAATCAAATGTCTTAATAAGATTATCATCTACAACTAAATGATACTGCGTGGTTTGTGCAGCAAAACCTGCCCGATATACAATAATATCAGCATCTATAAGAGCTGTCATTTATACATCTATATCATCAAATTTAGATTTAGTCGGTTTAGGATCAAATTCACCGGCTTCTAATCTAGCTTTAAGACTATTGCTTAATCGTAAAACAGCCATAGCCATGTCTTCTAATGCTTGGACTGACGATTCTTTTTTACCACTTAGGAGTGCCCCAGCCACATTTAACGCGTTCCCTACCTGCATACCGGTATTATCGGAACCTTTAAATGATTTAAAAGTAGAAACTGTCTGCGCTTGTCCCGCAGACGTAGCCTGTACTCCATCATGTTTAGTAATCGCAACTCTAAAAGACTCATCGTCATCTGTAGCTTTTACAATAGCTTTTACATTATTGAACTTACCATCTTTAGATTTTTCAGTAATTAATTCAATAACATCCCCAGGTTGTAATTCAGCTACGACACCTGCTAAAGCTTTATTATTATCTAATATCGTCTTATGTAAAGCTTTAACCATTGGTTTCCCACTAGCAGATTGTAAGACTAATTCCGTACCCGGATATGTACCACCATCTTTCTTAGCGATTTGTTTATCTCTATTTACTGCTAACACTGTTAATGCCATTGTAACCTCCGAACGTTAATGTAAACTAACTTCACCTTTGCCCCATAAAAACTTAAATTTATGGATTGTATCCATTGCAGACTTGACATCTAATTCTTGATCGTAAGTTTTTAAATGTTGTAATGTTACTCTATGCGCCGGTTCTCGACTCTCTTTAATTATAATTTGTGGTAAGCGATTTGTCAAATTATAATTTTCAGATAATTGTTTTCTAATCATTAAAAAGTCATTATCATCATGTACTTGCGTGACTTCTACCACATTTGAACCATACATCGCTTGTGGCACAGCGGCAGAAGTAACCATTAATTGTAAATCTCGAACTACTTTAGGCGACAGATACTGAAGTATAAAACCTGAATCATTAAAATTCTCCATAGCATATTTAACTTCATCTAACCAGTTTTTACCAATTAAATTAGGAAACAACTTTTTATCTTCATCAGTAGGGTTCTCACAGATTCTCCGAATATCTCGATAAATAGCAAAACCTAACGCATACGGATTAATTCCTGAATAATGACGGTTAGGAAAGGATTGTTTATAATAATTACTATAATGAAATGCAGCGGGTTGATAAATCACTGAACTATGGCTATGTAAAAATTGAAGATAAGAACTTTCAGAGATTTTCCCCATATCATATAAATCAGTCATTATTGTATAATGCCAAAAGGTCGCAAAACCTTCATTAGTAACTTGAGTTTGCATTTGAGGATAAAAATATTGAGCTAGATATTGTATTATATTAATAACCTCTTTCTGCCAAGGACGTAAAATTGTTGATTTTTGTTTTAAAAACTCTAATAAATTTTCATCTGGATCGGCTTCATTAGTATAATACGCACCCACCTCTAACTCAGTTTCATAGACATCTAAGTCTGGTGGATTAGTAACATGACTTAATTCATCTTTGTATAATTCATGAACTAATTTACGTTTTTCGTCTACCAATCGTTCATTATATTCTTTTTGTTGTTTTTTTGTTTTCGTATGAACACGTTTATATTTATCAACACCAAAATATTGTAATGAATGGGCACTGTCTAAAGTAGATTCTACTAATTGACGTCCGTATAATTGTTCACATTTCTTAATAAATCGTTTGGCATAGAGACAGAATTCAATAATTGTTGAAGCATCCGTCCATTCTTTAAATAAGTAGTTGTTTTTAAAGAAAGTACTATGACCTATTGCTGCATGAGCGAGCACCAATAATTGCATAGTCGTAGTATTTGATTCCATAATATAACAAATACTAGGATTAGTATTAATAACAATTTCAAACGCTAATCCCTGATAACCTTTTTCATATGCTTGTTGATTAGCAATAAAAGATTTACCAAAACTCCAATGGTCATAAATAACAGGTAAACCATGAGAACTATAATTATCTAACATTTGAGTAGCAGAAATAATTTCTATTTGAGGAGGATAATAATTAAGACCATAAAACTTACCGCGTTCTTCTACGGCATCCCATAAGTTCTCAATAATCTCTTCTGACCATTCTTCAGAAGTATATAATAATGTCATTATTTACCTACAGTAGCAGCAATTAAATAAGATTCTAAATCTGCCTTTTTATAACATTTCGGATCTAATTCAGTTTTTATTACTTTTACATCATTAGTTAATTGTAAACTACATTTTAACTTTTTGCAAGCATTTTGTCCCGGAATATCAGAATCTAACCATAAAATAATTGTTTTACCTAGTTTCCTTAAGGTTTCCTTAGTAGAATTATCTGTTTTAGTGCCGCATAAAGCAACGGCTGGTAAGATTTCATTAATTCGTATAGCAGAGATAATATCTTCTACGACGACTATAGTCGTCATTGCCCAGTTAGCGACTATAGTCGCTAATAAGTTATTAGGATTCCATATTCCGGTATCTCCAACATTTAAATATTTTCTCATGGGACGTTTGTCGAGTGAACGTAATTGTCCCCCTACACATTTAGTTTTATAAATAAACGGCAATACTAATCGATTCGTCTGAGGAGACCACATGAGTTGGTATTTATCGATAAGTTGTTGATTTATATGATAAGATTTTAAGAACGTATAGGCAGAAATATGTTTATGTGAATCTAAAGAAACCCAGTCGGCTTGGTTGGGTGTTAATGTTAAATTCTCTTGATTCTGATTTTTTAATGTTTTAATAATTTCTAATGTAGAGTATTTACAAGAGAAACAATAAGTACCATTTTCATACTTAGCCAAAGCATCGGATGAAGTACAATTCGGACATGGTAATCCTGATTTAATTAACATAGTAATTAGTCCGCTAAATTATGTTTAAATAAATCTTCAAGTGCTCTAAAGACACTTTTATTTGAATCTAATATACAAAATCTTGCTTTTTTATCATTTGCAGTATGTAACAATAGTTTTCGTATATAGCCATACCAAACTCCAAATGTAACTACATCATCCATGGTTACATTACAATAAGCATAAAATTGGATTATTGGTAATAGTTTATCATTTAAAAAGATAGCACTTTTCGTACCGTCTTCAAAACTTACGTCCCCATCCGAAACTTGAGTTAAATAAACATTCCAAGACTGTGTATCATATCGAGATGTTAAGATTTCTTCTACTTTTTCAAATGAATTAAGAAATTCTGTCCCACCAGTAACTCTCGTATTAAAAAACTCTTCTTCGGTGACTTCGATACAATTAGTAGTATGAATTAAAAAGACTATATCAACATGACGATATTGAGTAGTTAAAAATAAATAGACTAGATAAAAGAATCGTTTAGCACGATCTTTCATCTTTTCAGTAATAGAACTTGATACATCTAATAATAAGACCATTACAGCTTTACTTATAGGCACAGGATCTTTAACTAAGGTTTTATATCGTAAATCAAAATCATCAATCCAAGGAATTTTATCTTTTTGTTTCTTTAATTCTTCAATCTTATCTTTATCATTCTCAGGATCTAATAAAGCAATTTCGGCCTCTAACGCAGCTCTTGATGCTATCTTACGCATATTTGCTGCTTCTAGGGATTTAATTACATGCACCGAATTAGGTAAGCCATGTCGAACAATCCCTTTCTTTTTATATTTCCAGTCTTCGGATTCAACTAATTGTTTTAAAATATAATCCGGTAATTCTAAATCTTTAAACAAATATTGCATAAATTCTTCACGATTTAAATGAAATAAAAAATCATCTTCAGAATCTGTTCCACCATGACCTTTATTGCCTTTTCCATCGCCACCTGAACCGTCAGGTGATTGAATCCAATCACCTTTGGAATAGGATTTATTACCAGGAAATATCCGAGGTTTAGTGCCTGTATGCGGATTATTATTAAATGTTGGTTCGCCTACGTCATTTTTATCTATAGTAATAGTATGTTGACCATTACCTGTATCAGTAATAGATTTACGTTTAAAATAATCTTTAAGTTTCTTTTGGATTTGTCGATTATATCGATCTAAGAACCGTTGACGATTGCCAGCGGCTTTGTTTTGCTGTTGTTTACTACGATTAATAATAGCCATAACACTCCTTACTAGAATTAGTGGCAGTTTTGGTTTGGGTCGGAAGACTGCCGTACTCCCGTTTGCTCGACACCCGAAGGAGAGGCGGGCGGAGCAGTTAACTAGTAAGGAAGAGTTCCACGCCCGCAGGCGTTTCCTCTATTACTAGTTAAATTCTATCAATAATGAGTTATCATATCTATTTTCTAACTAGTTTAGATATACAACTCCGCGTAAAGTTTAAGTCCTTACGAAGACTACGTTAATGCCAAGGTACTCATTTAGCCGCACGCGCTTTTAACGCTAAGTACCCTGGGCTTATTCATCATGAAATATTCTTGGCTTATGTAATATTGCTAAAACCCACTCTCTAAACTTACTAGGATTAGCTTTAGCCCACAAATAGAAATTGTGTTTTATTTTTTTGATCCGCTCAAGGTCTTCAGTTGTCATATTAAATATCATTACTCGCTCCTATTCAGGTAAGTCTTTAGTCAAAGATTTAGCACCTTTCAATAAAAACTCGTATGAATATCCAGCATTTGTTGCAAAATGTAACAAACTATTTACAATATTATGTGCATTAGAAGATTGACTCACTGTTTGCTCTACGTGCGTAGTGGTACTATAATCTCCATGATTTACTTCTTTTTCAAAGATAAATTTCATTATTCACTCCTACGAACACGTTGATAGTATTCAACAAGTAATCTCACTTGTTTCTCAGTATAGCCCAAGTCAACCATTCTATCCACAAAAGCTTTATGTTTTTTAGCATCATCTTCTGATTTTTTAGCACCAAAACTAATGACAGGCAATAAATCTTCAGCAGAATTAAAGAGTTTTTTCTCAATAACTTCTTTAAGCTTTTCATAAGCAGTCCATTTGGGGTTTTGATTACTATTAGAAGCCCTATGTCTTAAACAGAAAGTGACCACTTCTTGTCTAAAATCCTTATGATTAATAATCCCAGCAGGTCGCTCAATTTTATCTAACTCTTTATCAATAGCTAATCGATTCATGATTGTGCCGGTATCATGATTCACAAAGTCTTCATCTGCTAACCACAATTCAGCTAACTTAATGTATTGGTCGAAGGCATTTTGACCATATTCACTATAAGATTCAATATATGCCGTTTGAATCTCTTTAGTTAAGAATTCAGTATATTGAGGTTTAAGTTCACTTTCAATAAAACTTAATAAAGAGGCCTCTTTATCTTTAGAAAATTGTTCAGCTTTAACATGTTTATCTAGCACGTGCAATAGGTGCACAGGATTAGCAGCAACTTCAGTTAGGTCGTAGTTAAAGGTTTTAGATAACACTTTAAATGCAAATCGCGTACCTAGACCATCCATACCTTCATCCAGCCCTGCCATTTGTTTATATTCTAACAAAGGCTTAGCCCGAGCATCTTTTTCTTTAACATTCTCACCATCATAAACACGTAATTTCGTCATCGTATTAACGTGTTCATTATTAATCATACGACTTTGTACACAGAAATCAGCTAGCATTTTCAATGTACGAGGCGCAACAGGTGAATCTTTTAATAATGAATTATTAAGAAGTTTACGATAAATCTGTACTTCTTCAGTTGGTCGTAAGTTATACGGTACTTTTACCAAATAAATACGATCTAAAATAGCTTCATTAGTTTTAGAATTCTTAAATTTCTGCCATTCAGATTCATTACTATGCGCAAGAATTACACCATCAAACGGTAACTCGCCAATAGGTTCGGTACCTTGATATTTATGTTCTTGAGTAGCGGTCAGCAATGGATTAAGGACTGGCAGAGATGCTTTAAACATTTCTACGAATTCACCGATACCTTGGTTAGCTTTACATAGCATGCCACTATATAAATAGGAATCAGGATCGTTCTGAGCAAACAATTCTAATTTACGAATATCCATTTTACCAACCAGAATAGAGACATCTTGGGTATTTTCATCCCCGGCTTCTGTTCTACCAATAGCACGCTGTAGGTGATTAGAGGGATGTAATTTTAATACTTTAAATCTTGTTAAATCGCCTTCAACTTCTTGAATACGTTTAATTAACCATCCAGATGGAGGTACTCTGAAATGTTGATCTAAGACACCAAATTGTTTTTTTAATGCGTTTTTTGCATCAATAGAAGCAAATAACGATAATGGATGATCTAATACCGGAGATTGAACGACTCTCCCTTTAGCATCAATAAAGGCCACGGTATAGAATGGTTCTTTTTCCATTAATTGTTTAAGCCTATCCGCTAATGAAGACTTAGCCGTACCTACGGCACCTAATAAATACAATACTTGTTTAGATTCTTCTAAACCTTGTTCTGAATGTTTTAAGAAGTCAACAATACGTTCAATAGCTTCTTCTATGCCGAAGAAGTCGTCAAATACAGCATAACGTTTAATAATACGATTAGAAAATATACGACTTAAACGAGGATCTTTTGATGTATCAACTAACTCAGGCTCACCAATAGCTTTAAGTAATCTACCCGCAGGTGATAATAAGACTTCCTTATTAGTTTTAATTAGTTCCAAGTATTCATTAACAGACATCTCTTTAGCACGCTGCTTAGAAACATCTGCTTTTAGTACTTCCCCTAAATTCATATTAGTCTCCTACCTTACTTTTTGTAATTTATGTTGAAGTTCTTCAATAGCTAAAGACAAGCCTTCTTCATATATAGGACTCGAAGCTCGTTCTAAAGATTTTTCTATAATTCTTTGTGCTACCGCTAAAGATTCGATCTCTTCTAATATTTGTTTATTTTTAATAACAAACCTCCTTACATGCGCTTCGTCAACATTTTTACGATAAGGTAAATTATATACTAAACTATAACTACCATAAACTGTCTGTACATCCATGTTAATTTCCTACCTTGAGATATTTAACTGGAATATTATTGTCTTCTGCAAACTGAATTTCTGCTGTTACACCTACGCTTTCTTTCCATCCATTCATCATTAGTACCCATACTTCATCACATATACTAATATAAGTTAAATCAATATCCTTCCATTCAGAAAAAGCACCACCTAAACTCGGTTCATATTGTTTAAATGTATGAGATTGAGTAATAGGTGCTATGAATGCTACATTTTTATTTTCTGTTTGAAGTTTAGCTCCAAGACGAGTAACCATATCAAATCGCATCTGTTCAATAGCATGATTTGCATGTGAATAAGGTGATGCTAGATAGACCTTTTTTAATGGTTTAAACATCTTATTTTCTCCTAAACTTATCTTTTAAGTATTCAATTGCTGCTATATTAAATAGCACAGCAGCGGCATGGTCTTCTTCTCGGTCTTCTTTTACAGCTTCTTCGTCCACATCATTAAATACTGTTTCTTTCAGTATAGTATTAATCTCATGCTTTGTCAAGTTAATGAACTGTTGAAAATGGCGTTCTCCAGACTCCATAAATCGGATTAATTCTTCTTTAGAATCAGCTAGTTGCCAGTTACTATCTCCATATTTCTCTGCTCCTCTAGTCATTAAAGCAGCCCATCTCTTAAGTAGAGGTTTATATATTAGCCCATACCTAGGTTTACCGGTCTGAACATCTCGTTTCATACCAGAGGCATAATCTTGTCGAATACCACTATCTTTAGTTATAAATTCATTATTTGGAGGATTGGAATCTACAATTAAATTCTCAGTTCCTTCGGCTACTTTAAATCGGCATTTTTCTTCAGCCAAAAAATCATTTAGACTACTTCCGATATGTTTTTGCTCTTTTTGCAAATGCTCTCGTATCGTTGCCTTAGAAAAATGTATACACTTTTTACGTTTTTTAAATTTACATACATTACATATGCTCATCCCAGGAACTAAAAATTGAAGCATAAAAATCTCCGTTAAAATTTATCGTTTAATCGACCTTCGGGTGTCTCATTATAACTTTTATAAGGTATTAAATTATTAGAAAATGCCTGTTCATATGAGATACTACTATATTCATATTGAACTCTATCCGGAAAGAATATAGGCCAGTCAGACATACACATTCCTTTTTGAGTTTTAATTCGTTTGGATTGAGATTTAGTTAAATTCATAAATACACATCTCCGTTATTCAGCTTTGTGCTTACAAAATACACATTGAAAGTGCCTAGCATAAATGTGTGGGGTCATATCTACATAGTGATGAAAACCAAATTTACAAAATAATTTTCTAATCATAAATATCTCCATTATTTTTAATGCACTTGTCTTCATAGGGGGCGGCTATTCTTCTATGAAACTCTTGTTTAGCACATCTTAGTGCGGCTTCGAAATCACAACTTTTATATTCTTTAAAAAAACTAAAAGAAAAACTTAAAATTGTTTTGTGATGTTTCCATCCAATACATATCGTTTTATCAAAATAATTAAACCCTAATTCAATACTTTCAATTTCATTAATCGTATCATAACAAGGCTTAGTTTTCCATAATTCATTAAATTTACAAGAAATTAAATAATTAACTTCTCCTACTGTTTCAGGATTTCTTCCTAGTTTTAATTCTTTTCTTGCTTTCTGTGTTATGTATGGCATTAGATCGTTCCTCCATAATAAATAAATCCTCAAACTGTTCTAAAGTAACGCCTATTATATCTTTTAAGGGCACTGCATCAGGGTATGCCCAGGCAATATCAACTACCGGCAAATAGGGCGGATTATTATCAGGATCGGGATTCTGGGAGATTACCCCGATCAAACGTTTATAGCGTAGTTTTCCATGATGAGTAAATATAATGTGTTTACCAATATCATGTCCCGACAAGGCATCAAAAGGTTGCATTTTACGTTTATCAAAACTTAACTTCATTTATATTCCTCCATTTCTAACCAACTAAATGACGATCATGTTCATACTCAGTAATAAATTCCCAAATTAACTTAAATAAGGATTCATTACAATATAAATACCCATGTAAATATAATACCCAAATTTTATTCTGACTTATAACACCTGCTTTTTCTCTAACAAAAATAAAATTCTTAGTTCTCATAGGTCTCCATTTCAAGCCAATTTTGACCTACTTTAATATCATACCCAAACTTAACTAGACAATCAATATTAAAGTAATCGTTTAAGTAACTTGGTATACTATCTAATATTCTCTTAATCTCCGCAATATTCTCCGCAAGTTTTGCGTCTGTACTATCTAACAAGACATCATCATGTACAGTATTTAATAGAAGTATAGCAGAATTATCAAAAAATGCACGAAATAATTTACCCCTTACTAAGGCCATAATATCGCCCGCAAAGCCCTGAATCGGGTAATTCTTCATTTGAGTAGGCTTAAATGAGGTTAACATGCCTTTAGCTTGCATCGATGGTAAGGATTCTTGCTCATAAAAGTGATATCTACGACCAGAGGCTGACGTATAAGTGCCTCTTTTTAACGGTAACCCATTTTCACTACGTTTATCTGTAGGTTTAGAACCCTTTATGACTAGGTCACAATTGCCCCGATTAAAGGCCTCTACAGAGGGGTACAAGCGGATTTCAGCCTCAATGAGAGCTAAAGCCTCATCTCGACTTAAACCTGTTGAGGAGGCTATTTTATCAGCTCCTGCACCGTATGACCTTTGGAAACTAAAGGCCTTAGTCATAGACCGTAATTGTTCCCAATACGGGTCTTTATCTATCTTACATAATTTATATACTTCATCATAAGGTTTCTTAACAATATAAGCTAATCGTTTACAGTGGAAATCTACTCCTTTGCGAATATCCTCTAACATATTAACATCATTAGATAATAAGGCTTGAACTACTACTTCAAGTTGTGACATATCAATTGATATTAACGTTCCTAATCGAGATTCACACGCCTTTTTAACTAATGCAGTAGATTCTTTAGGCCAATTTTGACAATTAGGATTCTTGCTACTTAATCGGCCTGTATTAGTAGAGACTTGATTAAGTTCAAAATGTAAAATACCATCATGTCTATGGGTTAACTCAATAATGGGTAAATAATAAGTATTAATTTGTTTATCTATTTCTCTATTATCTAATACTGCTTTACAAAAATCTTTCAGTTTAGCAGACTTTTTTGCAATTTTAGATAATACCACTTCATCTACTTTATAAACAGTTTTATGTTTAGTTTTCCATTCTAATTTAGGTTCAGTTAATTTCGGAAATTCATGGGTATAAGTTGTATACGTATTGTAAGGCTCACCGATACTTTTGCCGGTCTTTCGTATTTTTTGTTCTTTCAGAGTTTTCCATTGTATATTACCGCCAAACAAATAAGCAGACATATGTTTATTAGATTCATAATTAAACACCCCAACTAATGCAGATGGTAAATGTGTATTAATGGAAGGTCGAGATGCATTAAGTCGTTGAATCTCTAAATTACAAAAATTCATATTAGTCTTCAATCCATTTCGTTCCATCTCAGTTAAACATAGTAAATCATCCATTTGAGACTGAACTAAAGGCATAAGATCTCGTTCTCTCACTTCTCGTAGTTGATTTTGAAACAATAGTTCTGTATTTAATAAATCATGTTTAAGATATTCTTTCAACTTATCTTGATCTATATCTTCTGTTTGAATACCTTGTTCCCAGCATTCTTGTATATACGAATCTTTTAGTGTACCACCATACTTTTTAGAACAATTATCTAGACTAGGATATTTATGTTCTTGGTCAGTAAGGATATATTCTACTACTTGAGTATCCCAAATCTTGCCTCCATTTTTAATCCAAGCTCTAAATGTAGGCTCTAACCAAAGATATTGTAAGTCAAATTTTAAATTATGCCCAATAATATGTGTAACATTCTCCAATAATGACCACTTTATAGTGGGTTCAGTTAAAGGTAGCGAATTCGCTACCTTTATACCATATAATACAATCTTATTCCTAGGATCAAAAGGATTAGCCTTTCTTTTATAGGATTTGTAAATTGATGTTTCGAGATCTAAAATACAATATGTCATTATTTTTATTCACCTTTTATACTTTCTTTTATAATACACCCACAACGGCTGCAAGTGGCGGATATAGAATTTAAGGGTATAATTAAATAATGGGATTGACTGAGATTTCGCCAATAGATCCAACATAATAAATCATTAAGTAAATTAATCATTATATCGACACCGTTCACCGTCAAAAATTACATCCCACTTTAAATCCCCTACCGCATTTTTTGTCTTAGCTAAATGAATTCCTCTAATATTAGGATTAGATTGGTCTAGTCCTATGGTAATAATAAAATCACAATTTGCTTGTTTATCGATCTTACTACCATTTAATTGTCTCATATGAATATATTTCTTAGGATATACATTACCATTGTTATCCGTAGGCATGGTACTAGCGTCTGCTTGTGTAACACCAATAACCGGACAATGTTTGACAGAGAGTTCTCGTGCCCAATAATATAAGTGCTTTAATCGTTCTACGTCTTTTCTTGATTTCTTATCAAATCCACTAATATGATCTAACTGGTCAAATATAATTAATCCAGGTGGATACTTTTCTATAATCTTTTCAATATCAGATGTACTTTTCCCAACTGCAGATAAGAATCTTATTTTATCTATATCTCCACCCATGGCTTTTGTATAAGCTTCTATAGAAGCTTCTTTATTAGCCATGATTTCATGAATAGGTTTATTTAGTGCTGCGCACCATACACACGTCTGTACTTTTCTATCAGCACCTTCATTATTAAACCATAATATATACTTACCTTCTTCTATTTGTGGCGCCATAAATGTAGCTTCACTAGCAATAAATCTCGTCTTACCAGTATTAATATAGGCACCAAGAATACCAAAATCACCTTTACATAATCGACCTTGTGAATTAGTTAAACAATTAAGTCGCCATTGTAGCCCGTCTCCATTAATTAAAGGATTAAATATAGTATCAAAATCATTAGGTGTATCAGCAGGATTCTCTACTAAGATACGTCGCTTACAATCGTCATATTTAACAACTTCTTCTTTAACCTTTTCTATAGGTTCTAAAGTTTGGCCTAATAGATTTACTTTATTATAAAAGTATTCTTTCTCAAAATGATCTAATAATACATCTATATCATCTGTTTCTTCGGTTTCTGAAAGAGTTTTAAATATTTGATTATAATGCTCACAATCTCTAAGATTCCAATCAGGATGTCTCATTTGAGTGCAGAAGGTTTTTAATGAATCTATTTCTACTTCTGTTTTATCAGGGAATGTTTCAAAATATGCAGCAATATCGTATAGAATAGTCTCTGTTTCTTCTGCTGGTGCGCCTTTCTTAATAAAAGAACGATACTTATTAAAGTAATCTTTTTTAAGAAATGTTTTAAGTAATAAATAATCAGACATTAGCTAGATTCCTGAGTTTTGTTCGTTTCATTTTTAGTATATATTCTTTATTTATGATTGCATTATTAAGCTCTAATCTAGTTTTTTTTAATTTAATTAATGATTGTTCTAATGCACGTATATTTATATTTAATAGTGATCGTTCATTAAACATTATTTAATAACTCCGGATTATCATAGATATTTCCTATTACTTTAATCACATCTTGAAAACACTCTAATCTACTAAGCCAATAATAGTCAAATTCAACAATACGAGAGCTACTTTTTAGATTAAATATGGAATCTAGTATATCTCCTTCATATATTTCTACTCCGTTCTTATCTTTAAGACCTGTATACTGTCCTCTATTCCTGTCACTTAATATTCCTAAATCTGCAATCTCATCTAAAGTCAGATACACAAACTTATCCATATAATCTAAATATCTAAACTTAATTTCTCTCATATAAAACTCCTAATTAAAATAACGATATTTTTCAATTAAAAACATTTGAGTTGCATTATGTAATATATTACTAAATTGTCTTTTAACTTGATTATTAATACGCGTAGAAACTACATAAGTATTATTATATTTATAAACCATTATAACATCTTTATGATCATTATGAAATTTAATAGCTCGTTTAAATAACTCTACTTTACGCATTTAGATTTCTCCTTTTGTTTTTTAAATTCTTTAATAAATGCCCAACCATCAATAAAGAAATATCCAGCTTGACTCGCAACCATTCCCCATATATGTTGATGTACACCTATACTAATCCATATTAACGTAACTAATGTCCATAATCCCCAAGCAAATAATAAATGTCGTTTCTTACTGATAAGATAACAAGCTGTCCATCCACAAGCTGTAGCAAGCCAATCCAATCCGTACATTCTAATCCCCTAATTGATTTTTAAATTCTAAAGCTAATATCCTTACTGCTTTAAGATGTGATATACGATCTCGTAATTTATTTTCTAACATTCCTTCAGTCACATCACCAACAGATTTACGAAATTCATCATAACATGCAGTATCTAATTTAATTAATAACAGCTCTAGTAACTCTAATTCATTGGTATTCATGATAATTTCTCCTTTATTTTATTAAAGACCCATTTTGTTTCTGGTATAACATGTTGTTTTACAAACCATTTATATTCAGGATAATTAATTCGTTTTGCTATGCTACATTCTAATAAGGATAATGGACATATTGTAGGACTAAATGCAATTCTTACGATTACTGTTTCCATAATGATTATAACAAACCAAGGCATCTCTGTAAAGGGTAGCACAAATATAGAATAAATCAAGGAACCAAATACAAAATAATGTAATAAAACACATAAATACCAACAATAAGTTAGAATCGTTTGTTTGTTAAATAACATTTATGAATCTCCTTACAAGTTCGTTCTGCATGCCAAACTAAGAAATACATAAGCCAGGATTTAGGCCATATAGATGGAAATTGTTTTAAATATTCTTCAATATAAAAAAAATTAAGTTCCTTATCAAATTTAATTTTAGCTTTTTTTAATAATAACATAGCTCCAAATTCAGCAATAATTTCTTCGAGATCATATAAGTCACGATCTTTATAAAATAGTAAATAAAATAATTTCTCTTCAAAATCTAAATTATTAGCTTGACGATAATAATGCATTAATTCGTGTGCTAAATCCGCATAATAGCCCCATTTAGTAAAATAAGTATAGATAGGAGGCATCTCAAGGCGGGGATTTCCTTTATCGTTTAAATAAGCCTGTACTTGTGGAGTTTTACCTTCTTCAAGTTTACCTATTTTCACTAATCGTTTTAATTTTTGCATGTATTTATTACGAGAATTTAAACCGGTATAATCATTTTTAGCCCATGAGAAATGGTTACGAGAACGTACGTCATGGACTCCCTCTTTAACAAAGAGCATAAATTGATTATATAATAGTTTAGTTTCTTCTTTCATACACTACCTTAATAAACTTGTGAGAAACTTAACTTCTTTTAATCCCCATACTAAACCATTTCCGTTTGCGGTTTTCATCATTGCAGCCATATCTAAATGAATCAAATGACCTTTAAAAAAGCGTTTAAGAAAACTAAAGGCTGTAGATGATCCTGCGCCATCTCTATTAGATAAATTAGTTATGGTAGCCCCAATAACAGATGAATTCACTGCTCTATCAAAGACTTTATTATACGGAGCAGGATGTAATTGTAGTTTCTTATCGACTCGTGCCGACATTACTTTAATTAAATCTTTGGGTTCATTAGAATGTACTAATGCAGCTACGCGTTCTGATGTTACCTGTACTGCTGCTCCGGTAAGCGTAGCAATAGTTAAGGCCTTTTTATATCCTAATTTATTAGCCAATCCAAGACAATGGGCTAATCCAATACGTCCTTCGGCATCTGTATTATCAATTAATACTTTTTCTTTATTAAAAATATCATTTAAAATCATTCCGGGAACTATATGATTATTTAGCATATTATTAGCTAAAAATATAATTCCTGAATCGCCTGTATTAATACAATGAGCTACTGTTAGTAATGCACCGTTTCTATCAAAAAACATATCCTTCATATGTTGTGAATGTTTTAAACTATATCCACCACTATCATATAATACCCCTTTTCCAATTACAACGTGTTTAGTAGCATTAGGATTAATCTGTAATACCCAACTACAACCAAAGAATTCTGTTAATAAACCCCCAGCGACCCAATCTTCATTCCAGTTAACTTTATATTTAATTAAAAATTCTTTAATTTTAAATGAAAATTCACTTACATTTATCTCTCGTAAGTTAATGAATTCATTTAAAAATCGTTTTCCTTTATTTAACATACCTATTCCTTATTAGATAAGTTATATTCTACTGTCTTTAAATTATCTATTGCTTCTCGTAATTGTAATCGGTGTTGTAACGAGACTAAATTAGGTTGTAACGTATTACTCATTGTTAATAAATGCCTTGACATTTTACTTACAGTTTCAGATAAATATTTAAAATTTAATATATTAACATTCTCATTAGTTACTTGTCTGATTGTGGCTTGTTTACTATTTAATAATTCTGCCCATGATTCATCTTGTGAAAACTTATTTTTTACTGTTAATTTTATCATTATTAGTCACCTTTTACTATGTCTACTTCCTCATCACAACCTGGACTTAAGTTACCTGCAATTTGTACAGCTAATTTCATTTTACTAATTAATTCATGTTCTTGGGGAATAAACCGCACTATATGATGTGGAAAACAATTATAATCTTTAAATGCAATTAATGCCCCTAAAGCATATGCTCCTCCACACCCATGAGCATATGGAGTATCAATTATACCCATTGATATACCACGTTTAGAAATCTCTAATTCAAATAATGTTTGTTGTATACCTATTAAAATAATTGCTTCACTAAATTTATATTCTCTTGGTAAACAAAATTGTTTTTCATCTAATAAACCTTTTTTATCTAATAATCGTATAACAGATTCCCATAATGCTCCATGCGCAAAATCAAAAGCACTTTCAGTCTTTCTTTGCTTTGGAATAGGTAATAATTCACATATTAAATCACAAATATAACTATCACCTGTACCTGCAAATACAATACCATGACGTTTAACAGTCTTAGGACGTGGAGTTTTTTGAGCTAAATGCATACCCCAACTTTGTCGTCTGTCAGAAGCAAATATTAATTTGCCTGCTGGACTACGATCAACGAGTAGGCAAGTATGACTCTTCTTTGTGCTCATCTTCTTTAAACTCCAAGTTAAATAATTGTACTTCGAAATGTTTATAAATTACATCTTGTAAAGCTCTTGCACCTTGAGATGAATTTAATACTTCATCTGCAATACTATCTAATAAAGCCTCTGTTACTTCAAATTGCATATTAAATTGTAATGCTAATTGTTTATATTGATTAATATAGCCATATGGTAATTTAAGTATGTTAATTAAATCAACTTTAGTAAGCTTTTTAAGTTCAGCTAAACCCGTGATCCGACCAGCAAGTTCTTCAGGCAATCCTTTTTCAATCAAGAATTCTTTATTAAATTCTTTTTCTGACATTTCGGTAAGCTTATTAAACCCAATGGTTTTACTAGGTTCTTTAAGTTCTTGTCTATGAATATTAAATGACCCGCCAAGAATCCAATTAAAATCACCCATTGCTGAACAATCCTCAACAACTTTAAGAAAGTTATTTAATATAGCGCGATTATGTGCACCTTGATTTGAATCATGTAAATCAATTAAAACCTTATCAAATTCATCTAAGAATACAATGGTTCTTGTAACAGTTCCTTCAGGGGTTTCTGCTAAATCTTCAGGATTGGCTTTAGTTTTAATAAACTTTTTTAATAAATCAGATAGATTTTCTCCGTGCCAACCCTCTGCTGATAACGTATTGGTATTAATTTCTAATAGAGGTGCATTTATGATTTTAGCTAAGGTTCTAACAATAGTAGTTTTACCTGTACCACTATCGCCTGCTAACAAAGTAACAGTCTTATGAATCATTGGAACTTGTTTACCAAATGTCAGATATTTTTGATAAAAACGTTGTTGTATCATCATACCAACATTTGATAACAATAATTTAGCTTCATGTTGTCCAATAACAGACTTATTTAATTCTTCATAAATCTGTTTGGGTGTAAAGAATTTCATAAAGTCTCCTATTTATGTGATTCATTTAAAAATCTATAACCAACATAAACAACTATTACTCCCCATAATACCATAAACCCATTACTTGCTACTAATCCTGCTCCTATTAGTATACCACCAGTCACATCTAAGAGCCAATATTCTTTTTTTTCTTCTTTTGACAATCGTAAATACTTATGATATAATACATGTAATTTCTTATTAATACTCATAACACTCTCCTATTATTCTGTTCATCATAAAATATATTCCATAATTTATCATATAATTCTTTACCTTCCCCTGTTTTCATATAAATCATAATTGTTTCATTAAGCATTGCTTTGAGATATTTAATTGTATCCTCATCTAGATGTTTAGATTCTTGAGTCAATATAACTCTTAATCTAGGTGGGAATTGAATAATGTTACTCATAACATATACTCCTATATAAATCCTATTCTCTTATATTGAGTATAGGACTTATACAAGAAATGTCAATAACTATATATCATTATAAATCAATCACTTATATAATAGATTTATTAAGTATTTCTTATTTAAGCCAAGTATGAACAAACATAGTTAATGCAATTATACTAAACAAAATCATTAGTCCAATAATAAACCATACAGCCAAATGATATTCTTTGTCTCTAATACAAATTAACGCTAAATTAACCCAAAAAGCTAATGTAGCTGTTAATAAACCCATAATAATCATTATAGCTATTAAATCTATCATTTATATTTATTAATCCATTTTGTCCACATGTACTGTTTATAACGCATATATTCTTTAATATCAAACTTTAATTGATTCGATTTAATTCTAGCCCGCTCTATAGCTAACATAGCGCGTTGCTTAGCTTTAAGTAAGTCTAATTGTTTCTTATTCATCTTAAATCCATATTTAAATCATCATCTGTATATGGTCGTTCTTCATAATCAGTATAATGATCATAACAATTATTACATTGAATGACTTGTCCTTGAAATAAGACTTCATATCGATTATCTAATATAATCTCTTGACAAAATCCGCATCTCATATAATCACCATTTATTCATAGGATCTTTAAAGGCTGTAAACATAGCTATAACCAATATCATTAGACCTAATCCAGTCATAACAATAGCCCATGCATATCCTAATGCTACTAATATTTCCATAATATTCTCCCTAAGCCAAATGATAAATTAATGTTACATATAATAAGAATACAACTCCAACCACAGCTATCCAAGTAACAATATCATCTTCTTTCATTTTATGACTCCATTACAGCTTGTCTAACAATTGAATAAGCTCTTTTGTTATGTTTAACCTTTTTAAGCATTTTAACCAATTCTACTGAGCTATATACCTTTCTAAGATAATCTACTGTTATAGTTGTATCGTATTTAGTCTTCATGTTATTCTCCTATAAATCTATTATATAATGTCTTATAACTAATAGCTTCTATTGCTAAATCTCTATCTCTTCTTTTACCTAAATGAGGTAATTTTAAAGCTTCAAAGACTGTATCACTGGCAACTAATACTATCTTTCTTATGACCCATTTTACCCCTATCGAAGGGCATATGACTAATGCCCCTACATAACCTTTAAAGACCAACTGGATATAGCATCCGACACAGTGACCTTTATATATGACTAAGTATCTTAACATAACACTCTCCTTTACTATAGTTATAGCATATCTATTAAATCTGTCAAATACTATTTATTCACGATTTACCTTAAGGTTTTATTAAAACTTATAATAAAGAAAATAGGCATATCCTTTATTATAATATATCCTTAATAAAGACTAGCAACGCTAGACAATATCCTATATTCAAATTTTATTTTTAACTCTTAATAATCACTTAATAAACAGACTATACTTAACGACGATCAACACCTCACTAGTACCCAGTTCGGATGATTAAGACAGTATCCTTGTAATTTGGTAACAGGACTTCCAGTATTCAACCGCGAGGGTTCATACATCTTATCAGAGGTCATCAGATATCATTATACGTTTGGTTGAAATAGTAATACTAAACAATATGTTACATCCTAATAAGTCTAATAATCTCTATTTATTTGAATAATCAATAAGTTATACCATTAGTTGTTACTTGTTTATACATAAGATTGCGCTTGTATCTAGTATTCAGATATAGATATATTAGTATTATTTCCTTCCATTCTCCTTCTCTTTAATACATTTCAAATTACGCGTAGTACATTATACCCTATATCCCTCTACTACCATGATAGAGATCGTCGCTTCTATAGGCCTCTATGGCTGTTATAACCCATATTTTCGTACTATTACTACGAATATAGCTGGCGCCTTGCATACTCAGCCTTATATTTACATCATTAGGCTTAGATTAATGCCTTCGGCTGTCGAGGGGGTGGGGGCAAAAGATTATTTGGCGAGTATATATAGGTATACTCATTCCCCTACAGAATCTCTTTTTAAAACAAGGACTTACAAATTCAGTCAGTATATTGACTAATTTAACTTAAGAAGAAACTACCTCTAATAATGAGCCAATTAGGCTCATTAATCGGCTCATGTTTCCCTATAAAATAGAGCCGATTTCCTGGCGGGAAGGAACTTTTTTCAAAACCTATCCATTCAATTATCCATGCAATCAAATGACTATATTTAGATAATCACTATTGACTAAATTTAATCCCTATATTATAATTAACTTACCGTCCCATGTGGCGGAAGAAGTACCAGCAAAGCTGTCCCCTACCAGAAGGAACGGGGTATTCTAGAGGCTCCCAACAGGGAGCAATTAATCTCACAGGTAGCCCTAAATCCGCTACCCACTCCCAACGGAGTGCCATGATGAGATGTGTAACCACCGGGGTAAGTGGGCAACCACTCTCGGTGGCTCTACATCATACTCATATGTCCTTTTTAGCAGGACACTAAATCATATATAAAAAATTGGAACGCTCGGGTTGACTTGTGGGTCACAACCCTCGCGCTATGCGCGTTAAGTTCCTGATCGGGAATATATCCATAAAAAAGCTCTTTTAAGTCCTGAAAACATCCCTAACGGTAACATTTAGTACTTATTTTAAAATAATGCTTGACATCTTTTTTAAGACTGTGTATAATACATTTAAAGCGGCATATAGCCCTATGCTGAAACCCCAAGTGAAAGCATAAAGGGCTAAAGGCCGCTATGGGATCGCTATCATACTCTGCGATCCATATATAATATATAAATCTTTTTGTTTTTAATTTACTATCCCTGTTAAACAAGTAATTCTATTACAACCCAAAAGAGTTGCGGATTTGACTTTCCTTTTGAAGTGTGTTATATAGAGAATTTATGCCTATTTTAGACTTTTTTTGTAAGAAATGTGATAAAACCATCGAATTATTGATAAAAAACAAAGATGTAGAAGCAAATTGTGAAGTTTGTGCTGAAAAATTAACTTATAAACCTACTTTTAGTACCCATCCCGCGATTATGACCGGGATTAAGTTCTCAGCATCTTCTGGTGGAATATAAATATTAAAATATATTGAAAATAACACTTGACAGGTACTTAAGAAAGTGTTAATATAATAAACAAGGTTACTAGAGCCGTGGGCTATAAATGATGAAACGCTCAATACACGAGCCACAGGCTCCTAAAATCTAGTAAAAATAACTATTCGCTATTCGCGAATTAAGAATGGCCAGCTAGTAGCCCAGGGTCGTCGATAATAGACTCTTACCGGTAAATACTAGCACTTTTTATAAGAATGGTGAGAGTAGCTCCAACCTTAGAGTTATCGATGGGCAAATGTGATAACAGAAAGGCGTATACGTAGAGCCCCGACTTGTATCGGGAGGCTATGGGTAACCACCCCCATCTCTCACCCCCTATCCTCTACAAGGGATAATTATTAAAATATCCGCTCCAAGGGATATAGCTATCGCGGGTTAGTTTAATAGTAGAATACGAGGTGTCTTGGTGCCTTACAAAAATAAAAAAGATCAAGCAAAAGCTAGTAACAGATATTATTACAAGAATAAAGATAAAGTTCGAGCTTTAAATAAAGCAATTATTGTAAGAAATAAACAATATAGAGAAAATATATTAAGAAATTCTCAATGTATTGATTGTGGTAATAATGATATTAGAGTATTAGAATTTGATCATGTAAAAGGTATTAAAATAAAAGATATAAGTACTCTTGTGCGGGATAGTAATTCTTTAAAACGAATTAAAGAAGAAATAGCTAAATGTGAAATAAGATGTGCTAATTGCCACCGTATTATTACACAACAACGCAGAATTAAAGCAGCGTAGATCAGTAGTAGATTAGCAGGCTCATAACCTGAAGGTCATTGGTGCAAATCCAATCGCTGCCACCAACAACAGAAACGTGCAAATCGTTTACCCGCAACCATATATAGAGTTACAATGTCACAAGTAGGTAAAGAAATGTCACAAGTAGGTATTGAAGGAGAGATAATACCTACTAAATTTCCTATGCGATTAGGAAGACCTCCAGAGTATAAACCTGAAATGGCTTATACTGCATTATCATATCGGATGGAAGGTAAAAGTAAAACACAAGTAATGGCTGTGTTAGGAATTGTAAAAGACACTTATTACAGATATTGTAGAGAATACCCAGATTTTAGAGAAGCAGATGAATTAGGAGAAATATATGCTCAGGCTACTTGGGAAAAGATAGCTGAAGATGTAGCAACGGGCAAAATTAAAGGCTCTGCTGCAATGATAGAATTTATGATGAAATCCAGATTTCCTAAAGAATACCAACATAGAAGTGAGTCTTTACACATTAACATTGATGCTACTTCATCTCTAACGAAAGAACAGTTAGATGATGAGATTAAACGTTTACGACATTTAGAACCAACGTTAAATATTGTTGATTCCACTAGTGAAGAGGTTAAATAATGACTTATTATATTAAATCGAATCGAGACTATGAGACTTTTATAGACTTAGTTGACAGTCCTACTGGTTTAATAAAAAGAGAAGTTATATCCAGTAAAGTTATTAACGGACTAGCTGAAGTGCCATCCTGGTACCCTATTGATTTATTAAATGATGTTGTGGAAGTAAAATCTTAATGAAAAAACTAGAAGATTTCGGATTTAAAGTATTTGGTTATTCTGATAGACACTATGAAATTATAGATGGTAATAAAATTGATATTTTAACTTTTGAAAAAGGTGCAATTTGTCCTGATACTGATGAATGGGATGAGTTAATTACCGAAGCAGTTATTGATAGTATCGGAAGTACCTTGTTCGAATTAGGTGAAAGTTACTTAATTATTCGACGGAATTTAGATAAAGTACGCCATGCAGGTCAAACCCGAATTTCTTGTAGAGTAGGTTTTGTTAATAAATATATTGTCGAAGAAAATAGTTTTAAAAGAGCCTAAATGAATATTATTCCACACTGTGCTATAGGACTTGGTAAATTTTCTTTATTGGTTAGTTTAGCTGAAATTCATTATGATAGTACTGGATATTTTAGAATAAGTTTTCCAACCTATTTACGAATTTACCCTGAAGGCGTTGATTTATCTATCCTAGGATTACGAATTACCATTAATAAACGAAATAATACAAATGTTAGTTGGCTATACGGATATTAAATGAATCCATTATTAATTACAGGTATTGGTAGTATCATTGAGAAGATTCTTTCCAGCGTATTACCTGATAGTCCTAAAGATAAATTAGAAGCTGCTAGAGTAGCTATTGAGGCTCGGTTAGCAGAAGATGCTCCATTACTTGAACAAATTAAAGTAAATGTCGAAGAAGCTAAACATGAATCATTATTTGTAGCCGGCTGGAGACCCGCGATCGGTTGGACTTGCGCTGCTGCATTTATTTGGACATTTGTATTACAACCAATGTTAATATTTATTTGCATGGTTACTGGTCATCCTTTAACAAATCTACCTATCGTAAGTATGACTGAAATAATGCCTGTACTTTTAGGTATGTTAGGTTTAGCTGGCTATAGAACTTTCGAGAAGACTAGGAAATAATATGCAAATAGAAGATTTTGGTTTAACACATATTATAACAGTCACTATTGCTACTTTAAGTGCCTTATGGATGTTTTTAACTAAATTCTTTCATTTATCTAGTAAGGTAGAAGTTATTATAAAAGATTTAGCAGATACAGATTTACGTGTAACAAAAGTAGAAGATAAGATTACAAGAACATTAGAACGTTTAGAAGATAAACTCGATAATCACATTCTAAAGATTTACACTGATGGAAAGAACTAAACAAGAACGACTTCTTGATCTTTTAAAAGAAAAAGAAACTCGTTTAAAGTATAACAAAATAGATTATTATTTTCCTGATGAAAATGGAATTGATCTATTAGGCGGAGTTATACATGCGAGGGAACTTTATCCTCGTCATATAGAATTTTTTACTGCTGGTAAAGATTTTCAAGAAAGAATTTTTATGGCAGGTAATAGAACAGGTAAAACATTTGCAGGAGCTTGTGAAGTAGCGTATCATGCTACAGGTAAGTATCCTTCTTGGTGGGTTGGTAAAAAATTTACACATCCAGTTAAAATATGGGTAGCCGGACACTCTGCAGAAACAACACGTGATGTGTTACAATTAGAATTACTCGGTGCTAAAAATGATATGGGAACAGGCACCATTCCCAAAGATTGTATTGTAGGAGAACCAACGGCAAAGCCAGGAACACCAAATGGAGTGGATAATTTCTACATTCGACATATTACTGGTGGCACAAGTCATATTTCATTTAAGTCATATGAGAAAGGTGTAAAAGCTTTTAAAGGTACAAATATTCACGTTGTCTGGTTAGACGAAGAAAGCCCTCCAGAAGTTTATACTGAATGTGTTATTCGTACTGCAAAGATTGGTGGTATTGTATTAATTACATTTACTCCCGATGATGGCTTAAGTGAAACAGTATTAAAGTTTTTCAAAGATGGACAAGTAAAACCAGGTGCTCATGGCTTTAAATGGGTCTCAATGGTTAGTTGGGATGATGTTCCACATATTACACCAGAAGATTATAAACGGCTTGAGGCAGAGATACCCCCATATCAAAGACAAGCAAAAAAGCATGGTATACCTTATTTAGGAGCAGGTGCGGTATATCCTATAGCAGAAGAAGACATTGTTTGTGAACCTTTTAAGATTCCTGAATGGTGGCCAAGAGTTTTCGGTTTAGATGTTGGTTGGAATAAGACTGCTGCTATTTGGGGAGCATTAGATCCTGAAACCGACGTGCTTTATTTATATGATGAATATTATAGAGGCCAAGCAGAACCTGCCTCACATGCGCATAATATCAAACTACGGGGAGACTGGATTCCCGGAGTAATTGATCCCGCATCACGAGGACGTTCACAAAAAGATGGATCTCGGTTATTTTATGAATATAGTAGCGAATATCAGTTAAACATATCTCCTGCAAAGAATGCAGTAGATACAGGACTTCATCTCGTTTATACACGTATGACGTCTCAAAAACTAAAGATTTTTAAGAATTTAGTTAATACATTAGGAGAACTGCGAATCTACCGCAGAAAACAGTTGGCAAGTGGTAAAGTAGAAATTGTTAAAGAACATGACCACTTAATGGACGCAATGCGTTATTTAGTGATCTCTGGTTTAAACATTGCAGAAACAAATCCTATACTTGAAGAAGGATTTACTGAAAGAATGTCTAATCTTCGTGATACACGCGACCCTATAACAGGTTATTAGAAATGTCACTTGAAAAATTAATAAAGTATCATTCATTACCTAATATTGCACATGAATTAGAAGATGACGAACTACATCGAATTGGTGAATTAGTTTGTAAAGAATTTCAAATTGATGTTGATTCGCGCAAAGAAAAGAAAGATATTTTAGATAAAGCATTAAAGATAGCTAAACAAACAGTTGAAGTAAAAAATGAGCCTTGGGAAAAAGCCGCTAATATTAAGTATCCTTTGATTCCTAATGCATGTAATGCTCTTGCTGCTCGATCTATGGCTTTAATCCATAGAGATAATAAAATAGCTCACTTTACTGTATTAGGCAAAGATCCAGACGGTAGTAAGGCACAAAAGGCAAAACGTCTCTCTGACCACCTATCTTATCAATTATTAGTAGAATCTGATTCTTGGTTAGCAGATACTGATAAATTGACATTAATGATACCTATGTATGGTACAGTATTTCGTAAAACATTTTATGATACTTGTGAACGAAAACCCGGCTTTAGCATAGGTACTCCAGATCAAATAGTAGTTAATGATAAAATTAGCTCTTTAAAAACTGCACGACGTATTACTCATCGTTATCCTATGTATCGTAACGAAATCATCGAAAAGATTCGAGAAGGGATATTTTGTGATATTGATTTAGAAAAATTGAGAAAAGCAGGAGACGATGGAGATGAAGATCCTATTTTTTGGGTCTTAGAACAACATAGATATTTAGATTTAGACGAAGATACCTATGCTGAACCTTATATAGTTTCAGTATTAGAAGAAAATAGAGAAGTATTAAACATCGTTGCCCGCTTTGATTTAGAAGGTATTACGACAGTCGATGCGACCAAAGAAGTTAAATATATTAAACCAGTAGAGTATTTTACTGCCTATCACTGTTTACCCGCTCCCGATGGCGGGTTCCATCATTTAGGATTAGCGCAATTATTATTCCATGTTAATAGCACCATTAACGGTGTATTCAACATTTTAGTTAATGCAGGTACATTAGCAACATCGTCTACCGGATTTGTATCAAAAGGATTAAAACTTAAAGACAAACAAATCAAAGCTAAATTAGGAGTATTTACTACTATTGATAGTGGTAATATGGAAGATTTAGCAAAGAATTTCTTTCAGTTAAAATTTACAGAACCTTCGCCTGTATTATTTCAACTACTACAATTATTAATTCAATCTGGTAAAGAACTAGCATCAATTTCTGACATAATGACTGGTGATCAACCAGCACAAAACGTCCCCGCTACTACTGTAATGGCAATGTTAGATCAAAGCATGAAGTTATATAATTCAATACAAAAACGATTATATATCTCATTAAAACAAGAATTCCAAAAACTTGTTCGAATTAATAAGCTTTATTTAGATTCAGAAGAATATTTTAGATTACTCGACGATGAGTTAGCAGTCTTTGCTGATGATTATGCAGATATGAATTTAGACGTAAAACCCGTCGCTGACCCTCATATGAGTTCAGAAGCCCAACGTTTATTAAAAGTTCAAGCTATCACACAATTTGCACAACAATATCCACAAGCACAATTAAATCCCGCTGCTGTGACGGAAATGGTACTTACAGAATTACAATTAGATGGGGCTGAAAGATTATTAGAACCTGTACAATCTGCACCAGATCCAGCTATGATTAAAATTCAAATGGACGCTGCAACCAAAGCAGAAGATGCTAAACAATCCCTATTAGATAAACAGATCAAGATTCAACAATTAGTTAATGATCGAGATGATAAAGATAAAGATAGACAATTAAAATCTCGTGAACTAGATATACGTGAAAAAGAAATGTATATTAATGCTACAGAAAAAGCAGCTAAAGTCGAAAAAGACCATGCTGATATCTTAATTAAACATAGACAAATTGATTCAGACGAAAAGATTTCTAAAGCAGATAGGACGAGTTCAGATGAATGATTTAGATGAATGGTTCGAAAGCAGACAAACAAAAGCAATTATTAATTTAATTAATAAACATGTTGATGAATCTTGTAAAAAATTACATACATCATTATGTAGCACACAAGTAGATTCCGGCTTTGTTAGATATAAAGCTGGTATTATCCAAGGATTATTATTAAGTACGAATAAAGAATTTATAGAATCCCTTATTAACGAGGACTAAGAAATGCCCTATCGACCAACGAAATTTATGGTATTAGTTAAAGTAGATACTTCTGATATAGTAAAGGACGCAGGCGGTTTAATAGCGTTGCCTAAAGAAGTAGAAGATAAACATCAATTAGGCCAAAAAACAGGCGTAGTTTTAGAAGTTGGTAAATTGGCATTTACCCCACTTCCCGGACAACCTAACGTTGAACCAGACTTTGCTGTTGGGGATCATGTTATGTTTAAAGGCTATGCTGGTGTAGAAATGATAGAAGAAGATGATAGTGGTAAGAAAGTAACATATAGATACATGCATGACACAGATGTCATAGGCGTAAAATAGACTGAGGTAATAAGTATGTCAGACGAAGACAAAGTAGAGATTCCCGATTTAATAGTAGAAGATTCAGAAATTAAATTAGTAGAAGAAGTTAAAGAATCAGTACCAGAACGTAAGGTCTCAAAATGGGAAGAAAAAGCCCTAGCCCAAGGATGGAAACCTAAAACAGATTTTGAAGGAGATCCAGAAGACTGGCGTTCCGCTAGAGATTTTGTCGAGCGTGGTGAATTGTTCGGTGCTTTAAATAAAGCTAAAGCTGAATTAAATGCCATGAAGAAAGTTTATCAAGAAGTCGAATTAAAATCATATAAAAAAGCAATTGATGATTTAAAATCACTTCATAAAGAGGCTGTTCACAATGGGGATGTTGAAGAAGCAACTAAACTCGTTGAGGAAATAGCAGAAAAACATAAGAAAGTTCCAGAAGTAGAAGCAGAAATACCTGTTGCTGCATCAGAGTTCTTAGAAAAAAATAATGCTTGGTTTAATACCAAGACAAGCGAAAATAAAGCTATGCGACAATATGCCTGTGATAAAGAAGTAGAATTAAGAACTTCTAATCCACATATAGATGACCATACTTTATATATGCAAGTAGAAAAAGATGTTAAATCATTTTTCCCGCACAGGTTTGAAAAAACTACTGCTCCCCATGTAGGAACGGCTTCAGACAAAGCTGAATCACGATCTACAACTAAAGGCAAAACTGTTGGTTATAATGATTTACCAGATGATTTAAAAACAGTGTTTAATTCCATGAAAGGTTTACCAGGCATCACATTAGAAGGCATGGTAAAAGATTGGAAAAATTTAGGCGTACTATAAAGGTATATAGAAATGACAAAAAAAGTAGAAGAGGCAGTATCCTCAGTATTAGAAACCGCTCCATTGAAAACATCAAAAGATAGAGGCTCCGAAGCCAAAAGATTTACAAAAGAAGAAATACTTAACGTATACAGAAATCCGTTAGCTGACTCCAAACTATTTGGAGTTAAAGATGACGAAGAATTTACATATTATTGGCCTGTCCACAATAACCCGAACAGTTTATTAAGAATTGAAAAAATGAAAGCCCTTGGTTGGGAAGTCGTTACAGCAGAAATGCAACATACTGGAAGAAGTAAAGATCCTTCTAGTATTGGTTCCGCAGTCACGCGTCCCGGCGGAAAAGGCTTAGAACATATCTTAATGAGAATGCCTACACCACTATATAGAGAACGTGCGCTTAAAAAAGAATTGTATCTGCAAATGACAACTGATGCAAAACTTGGTAAACGTACAACTCAAAATAGTAATCTAGGCTTTGAATCGGTTGTTGATGGTGGTTCAATCAAATAACTATTATTGAGGTTTTATAAATGGCAAACGTTTCAGAAAAAGGCTGTAGGTTATCTCACCGCCTTACTGGAGGTACTCCAATCGTTGAAACCATGCAGATGTCAGCATCTGATGGTACCGCAACGTTTTTGGGAGACCTTCTACAAATTGACGCCTATGGTTCAGCAGGCTTAAAACGCAAAGGCATGATTGCCGTTGCACAAGCAGGCTCCACAGGTGCAGTTATTGGTGTTGCGCAAAGTTTTGAACAATATGACGAAGTATCTAATTCAAATTTTAGTATGTTTCGTAGACATCGTCCAGCTTCTGTTGCAATGTATGTACATGTCGTTACTGACACTATGGCAGTATTTAGCTTACAATCTTCCGCATCCGTTGCAGAAGCTGATGTAGGTTTAAATGCTGATTTAGTTGTTGGCACAGGTAGCACAGTTACTGGTATATCTGGTAATGAATTAGGTGCGACTTTAGACACTACAGCAACCAGAATGCTGCGGGTGCTAGGCTTTGTTGATACCCCTACTAATGAAGTAGCGGCGGCAAATAACAAAGTTCTAGTAAAAATTAACAATCATTCGTACGGTAGTCATACTGGTACTGTTGGCGAATAATAAAGAGGTATTAAATTATGTCAATTTTGACAAGTGGTACATGGCCTCGCTTATTGCTGCCTGGTATCAGAACTGTGTTTGGGGAAGATTTCAAACGCAGAGAAAAGATCCATGAAAAGATCTTTGAATTACGCACATCAGATAAACATGAAGAAACTGATGTTGAATTGTACGGTACAGGTGTCGCCACCGTTATGGGTGAAGGTGCGCCTGTTGGAACAGATAATATTGGACAAGGTTTAATTCAACGTTACAACCACGTTCAATATGGTAAATCATTAGTTATTACAAAAATAGCAATTGAAGATAATCTCTATAGATCACATATCTCTAGAATGGCTCCTGAAATCTCTAAATCTATTGTGGAAGCAATGGAAGTAGAAGGAGCT